AGACTATTTTCTTGTTTTGTCTTAGTATTGAATAAAACAAGGTCAGGTGCAGTCAGATACTTACCACCTGTAGATGTGATTGCTACAGTGTCAACTGAGAAGTTATCTTTCAGGAATACAACCTGTGGCATTGCTGCCTGTGGTTTTAGTGTCTTATCAGAAGGATAATCAAAACCAATGTCTATAAGTTGAACTTCATCAAGTCTACCAATATCATCTCCTCTTGCTTCTATGAGTGCTGACCTACCAGTTGTACTTGCTACTGAAACTTGAGGTATATCTTTAAACCCTACACCACCAGACACAAGTTGAACCTGTGCTATAGGACCGTGATCATTCTGTGATTTAGTTGTATATGACATCACAGCAGTGTTGGTAGTATAACCTACTCTTTCTGCTTCTTGATCTATAAAGTAGTCAAAGGAGGTGCTGGTTACTGAAGTGATTGTACCCTTACCAGTAAACTCACTAGGTATAACAATTATCTTAGTATAATCATCAATATCTTTATTAGTCTCAATAATTTTTGATACGTCTTGAGATGCTAGTTTGTAATATACAACTTTAGGTGCTTGTGGTGTGAATCTTATAGATGCTTTACCACCAGCTTCACCATGTGCTGCTGTATATGTAATCTCCATAGCAGAAACACCAGATCCTACAAATTGCTTCTTGAACTCTGGGTCTTCGTAAAACTCTAATTTAGTATTCTGTAATGAACCATTAGAAACATCAAATTCTAACAAGTCACCTTCTCTAACCTTTATGAGTGGGTTGACAGATGAACCTATACTTACAAATCTAGTAGCAGAATTATAAGACATACTAAGAGAACTTGTACCAGTAGAAACCACTGACAAGTCAATGATATCAAGGGGTCTCAAGGTATGTTCTTCATTAGTTGTAGCAGTAACCTTGACAATGTCTATGTCACCTGTGATTTGTCCTCTGACAGTCTGGAAGAAGTGTGTGTTACCAATACCAGTCTGGTCTGGGTAGAAGAAGACTCTTTCTGAGGATGATCTAATTCCAGCAACAGTTGTTACGATACCAACTAGATTCTGATCTATAACATAACCATATACTTCTGATGGTAAAGGTGCAGACCAACCAGATGCAGTACCAACGCCAGGTGCCTGATATGAAATAGTTGTACCAGCACCAGGTGAATATGAAAGTTTCTCACCATGCTGAATACTATGTCTTGGTAAGAAGATTGTCTGTGTTGGTATCTTACGTGTACCAAAGTCTTTTGATGTAATAGTATGACCTATACCAGTTCCTGCTGATAAACCAGCACCAACTACATTTGCAGCATCAAAGTAAACTGTGTAATCTACAGGTGTTTCTGGGCAACCTGATAGTGGGAATGTAAATTCATTTACTAACTTTTCAACTTTACTGAATACAGTGTGTCCTGTACCAGCAGTTCCATTTTGTATTCTTAGACAATCTATCTCATTCTGTAATGTGTCAATGCCAAATATCTTCAACTCTTCATGATCAATTCTGATGATGTCATTTACTTTGAATTTGTTTACATCATCAACAAGTCTGATGCTGGTAGTAAGACCTGAGTTGCCACCACCACCTAATGTTTCTATAGCACTTGCAATTCCTGAGATTACTCTAGGAACTGTAATTCTATGCATACCCTCTATTACATCATGCTCTGTTCCAGATACATTTCTTATGTTTACATCTGTTCCAGTTAGGAATCCATGAGGTACAGTTGTTATACCTGTAATCTGTCCAGGAGTGTATATAAAAGTTGTGTCTGGTAACCGTTGTACTGTTGTCGTGATATTATTGAGTTGTGGTCCGTAAATCTTGAGAACAGATCCAATTGCACCAAATCCATCGGTTCTTTCATTATCAAATAATAGAGCGTCACCAACACGATACTCGCTACCGCCATCGATAAGGTCAATTCCACTAACACTACCACTGCTTGCACGTATGATTTTGGAAGCGAGTTTTGTGTTCTTCTGAGAATTCGAGATAAATTCATAATCATTGATATTGTAGGGTTTGACGTTTCTAATTAAACCGTATGATACAGGATCTACATCTTGATCAAAGTCATACCCTAGATTTAGTGATTCAACTTTAGATTTGTATGAGTCACCCACTACATATGGGAATACTGGAACTCTAGCACGGTTGAATGGGTTACCAGCATTAGCAACTTGAGATGGTTGTACAGTTGTGTAGTATGCATATACTCCATTTGGATAGTCTGGTGTTACACCAAATCTACCATTGTGCTCATCTAGATCACCTTTACCAGGTGTGTATGTGAAATCTTCTACAAAGAATCCAGAAGGATATTCTGAGATAGAAGGTCCGTTAGTTCTTTCACCAGTCAACTTATCGTAAGATGACTTGATATAATCCAATCCACCACCACCATCTGCTTCCTTGTAAACGTAAGGACCGTAGATTGGATTACCGTCATATGCCCAACCCAAGATAGGAGAGTGTTCACTTCCATTGTCACCTAGGTATGTTCTTAGATTACGAGGAACATAATAGTTTACATATGGGTTACCTAATTCAGAATCACGTTGAACCTCATAGAATCCATCATCAGGCATGACGTCATTTATCTTTGCATATCTCTCTACCTGATTGACTGTCCATTCTTTTACATTAGATGAGAATATAGCACCATCACCAGGTGTTTCTGCTTTTACAGTTGTTGCTGACTGTGTATAGTTTGCACCCTTTTCAATCATATTGATTGCAACTATCTTACCACCAGATACAACTGCTTTTGCCTTTGCACCTACACCATCACCAGTGATTACTATATCAGGGATACTGACAAAGTTCTCACCACCTGATTTGATTATTATTTGATCTACTCTACCATTGATAATGAATGGTTGTAAGAATGCTTTGTCACCTATGACTGCTGTAACATCTGGTTTGAAGTCATCGTTTATAACTTTAGATCCAAAGTCAGTTCCTTTATTATTGACATGTGCTCCTATAATCTTACCACGTATCAATGGTTGTGCTGTAGCATTGAATGTACTGATTCCCTGTCTACCATTGATAATAATGTTGATGGGAGGATCTTGGAATGTATGCACACCACTACCTGTAGATGTTATATCAACATGGTCTGAAAGATCTTCTGATGATGATAATCTAAAGGAGTTTGCATCAATCTTTATAACATAATATTCTGAGTTATTTGTTAGACCAGCAGCAGCTCCTATAGATGAGGAGTACTTTATCTTCTCTCCTGACTCAAAACCATGTCTATCAATATTGATATGATCAATATAAGTGTTTATACCAGATACAGTCTCTAGTCTTCTATTGTGGAATAATCCAGAATTTTCTATACCAACTTTATCTACAGTAAGTCTTCTACGAGTTGTTTTGAACTGATGTAATCCACCACCATTCTGTGATATAGGGATAGTTCCTATACCTAACAATGCTTCATTCTTAGACTCTGATAAGAAGAACTCATGGTCGTTGATTTTTACTACAAAGTATGGAGATGTATCAACTAATGTGCCAGGTGTAGTGCCTATCCCTATAGGTGTACTACTATTGGTGGTGTATATAACCTCTTCTGTATCTACTAATCCATGAGGGTCTGAGAATACAAATCTATCAGTCGCAGTATTTACGATACCTCCTTGTGAGGTGCTGTCAAACTCCAATGTGATTGGAGCAATCTTCATAACTGCTTTTACAACTGCATCTTTATTGTTTCCACCTACGATTGATACTGTTGGAGTCTCCAAATAATCTAAACCTGATGTTTCTACAAGAACATCGGTGAGTTCTCCTCTCATCTGTGCTATAACAGATGCTCCAACCCCAGAATGTCCTACCTGTGTCACAGATAGACTAGGAGGGTTTATAACATCATAATCATCACCAGTGTTAAGAACATCAACACTTTCTAATGTTCCAAAGTTTACAGTGTCTGTTGCTTTGTATGAATATATCTCAACACCATTAGCAAATAAACCTACTCCACCCTGTTTAGTCTTCTCATGGTCGTCAGCATATACTGGTTTAGGGAATTTACGTAATAGTTTTTGAGGTCCTATCTCAGTACCATAAAAGAGACTTGGTGTAAGATTATGAACTGAAAGAGATGCTAAGTCTGTAGATGTAAACGCAGTTATATATTTTCCACTTCTAATATTCTCAGGAGTATATGCAAGAGCAATGCTATTTGGAGTAAGTCTCTTTACATAATATGACTCACCTACATTGAAGTTAGTAAGTTTATTTCCTACCGCTACTGTGTAAGTAACAAGATCACCATCATAGTAATTATGATCTGCAATATTGATTGTTGTACCTAATGACTCATTGACAGTATCAAATAATCTTATTCTTTTCTGTGGATTGATTGTCCAGTGAGGAATGGAGTTGGACGCAACAAACACATTCTCTGAAGAATCAGAGTAACTGTTCTGTATGTCAGCAGAGGCACCGAGATTAGTCTTGATTTTTCGTCGTACATAATATTCTTTCAGTTCTGATAGTGTTCCACATGTTACAGATACTCTAGTGTCAGATAGTAGTGCTACAACTGATCCATTCAGTATTACACCATCTGCATCTACTATTTCTATCTCGTCACCAAAGTACAATGAGTGCTCTGCATTCAGAGTCAACTCATAACTTGATGATGATAGAGTTCTAAAGGTTACAACATTATATTTGGGAGATACATTATGAATCCAACTAGACCATCTTAGACTATCTTGTTCTTTTCCAACAGTCTTTACATTTATAGAACTATCTTCTACTTGGTTTAAAGCAGAACCGTTGAATTTAGTAAGAGATCCTACTATCTCAACTGTCACTAAAGTATTATCGTCAAATACATAAGCGTCAGGTCCTTGTGTAATTGTAGTACCTAACCCTATAAGAGTTCCTGTGCTTGTTATGCCCGTGAACTGTGTGTAGTTCTTTCCTGTATACGAGTAAGAAACGTTCCCAATATTGAATTTACCTGAGGTGTCGAAGCCCACAGTGCTATCAACATTAATAACAGTAGATCCAACTGGAGTACTTGATGTAACATAGGTTTTATTCTTTTGAACAAATTTTCCAAAGGTTGTTCCTTCAGAAATAGCGAAACTGTAATATGTTTCACCATTAATTATACTACTACCTACGTTGTATATCGACCCACTCGTCTGTGGGTTAGTGTTCTGAAACAATGTTTGCCCAGATAATTTTTGAGCATCACCCTGAACCTGTTTTGCAATTATAGTTTCTGTTCTAATATAATCTGCATCTGATGGTTTGATCAAAAACTTTGCTGGTTGAATCATCTCAACCTTTTCACCATACAATGCACCAAATAATATTTGATATGCTTCTTCTGTTCCCTTCGTACGATAGAAGTCTTTTGCTTGTCTTATAAAATTACCCTTAGAAACCTTTCCATGTAAACTTCTCTCAGTAAAACCAGGTAGAACCTGTGTTTTTAGTTTCTTATAGAAATTTTGTAGAAATACAGTGCTAAGATTCTCTACACGTGAATTATTAGCATGTGTTCCTATACCTGTTTTTGTAAATGTTAGATATTCTGGTTGATTGGTTTTTTTATTATTCTCTATGCCACTGAAACCTCTTATACAACCTGTAAATGTTGTTTGTCCTATACCTGTGTAAGTAATAATTTCATTATCAATTTTTAATAAACCGTAAGAAGTTGGCCACCCGTCTGTAGAGTCAACATATATCGTATCTTCTTTACCTCTGAGATATTGAGATAGTGAAGTGAATCCGATTAGGTTCCTATTGTTTAGAAAGTCTAGACCTTTATAGTCTACTAAATTCTCAGCAATATCAACAGATCCCCCTTGGAATTCCTGAGAGAGATAATATTGTTTTAAGAAATTACCGAAGTTAGGATTATCGGCATCAATGAATTCAGGTATTTGACTCTGAACTACTTCATTGATCTTGACTCTAGATAACGAGGTTTCTATCATTAGTATCCGCTATTGCTTGTTGTCTGTGCTGTATCAGTAATCTGCTGACTTGCAACTGTATGTGTCGCACCTGTCATCTTGTTTCCTCCTGCCATAACATGGAATTCTCCATAATATGGTTGCCCATTCACATATCCCACTAAAGTTGTTTCTGTAGTGGTACTTGTGATAATTGCTCCTCTAACCTTTCTATCTGCAAAGTAACTTGACTCTGGAAGATATCTAGAACCTGATGTATTAGCACCAGTAGAGATGCTATCTATTCTTGTGTAGAAGTCACTCTTTGATATATCAAACTGTAAGTACAATTCGTTTTTAGCAAGAACATCATTAGACTGAGGTACTGCTTCTACCTCAATTACATCATCATTCTCTATTGTTGATGTGATGTTTACTGTGTCTAATACTATCTCACCCTCCTTGTAATCAATACGTCCAAAGTTATTTGATATAACCTTGATACTCTCATCATTCAGAATTTGGAACATGAATAGTGTTCCTGAGTCCTCATTGACCTTTATATCACTAAAGTAACAAGTACCCACCACATCAGATACATTGAATCCAGTTGAGTGAATATTGTATTTCTCATTTGGTGCATATATCTGATTCAAGAAACATAATTCATATTGTGCAAATTGGTTTATCTTAGTATTGATATTCCTTCGCATTTTTACTAAAGTTATGTTAGAGGTGATAGAAGTATCTACGTTGTCTATAACTGACAATACTTTACTATAAGCAAATCTGCCACCAAACTTATTGAGTTCAGTGCCTGATGCATATTGTGATAGTGAAGTTATCACATCTGTCTTTAGATTATCAGGATCACCTACAAAGTTTGAGTTGTAGTAAATATACGAATCAATCTCCACATACAAGAATTTTAGATCCACAAATGATGGAACTATTCCTGCTATGGAATAATTCTTCAGTGAATTGAGTAATTGTTTCTTTGTTAGCTCTGACAAGAACGAACCGTTCTTTGGTTTTGCTGCTATGAATACTCTACCAAATTGTGGTGGATT